CCCAGCGGCATGTCCGTAGTAATCATGGATGGCGCGGAACTTGTCATTGATGCTGATCCCGGTCTTAGCATCAATCTGCGCCATGAATTGATTCGGATCACCCCCTGTATAAAAGAACAGGTGCCGGTGATCCCGAATGTCCGCCGTCACATCGAAGGAGGATTGATACGGGCCTTTGTCCGCCGCATCCGTGCTGGACGTCTCCGGCTCGAACACCATCCCGTGCGCCACGGCGGCATCCCACTGGTCGTTCACCTCACGCGCTAACGCTTCGTAGGATCGGCGTACCTCGGGGTTCGCACTGTCATCCATCGGAAGCGCGTCATACGCATCCGCGATGCGCCCCGCTCGCGTCTGATCCACCGCAATGTACTGCGAATGGTCCACCGAAGGGAGCCCGTGCGTCGCGTTATACGCGTTGGCCTCCACCTGAATCGTTAGGTTGGCGGCGGGTCGTCCTTTGGTGTCGGTGACGAAGGGCTGCCCTGTGGGGTGTGCCCCTTCGGGGGCCTCCGATACAGCAATTCGTCCTCCTCCGTTAAGATCACCGGCTTGCGCGGGTGAAGCGTCTCGGCTGGTGAATTGTCCGGTGTGGGTGTCGTGGTATTGGTTGAATTTTTTAGCGGGTTCATCATCGTCCTCGTGCCAGTCCACATCCTCATCGACATAGGAGTGGGTCTCTAGAAACTCTTTGATCAACACGTCGAACAGATCCAACTGGTCGTCGTGCTTCTGCGCCACCTGCAACGCGCCCCACGTCTTGAAGACTTCCGGGCTGATGTAGGCACTCAGGGCGACGGCCGGGGTGTTGACGAGATACGCGGCCACCTTCGTGGCAATCTTCAGACGAAGCGCCTTCGCGGCCTTCGCGGTCTTCGGCACAGGCGACTTCGCGATTTCATCGAGCGCGATAGCGGTGCCGTGGTGCGTGCGGAAGTCCTTCGGGTGGAGCCCCGGCCCCCCGTGGTCATGGAGGAAGCTCCGCACCTGCTCCACGTTCGAGGTGAAGATCCGATCACTCGGCTTCAACGTCTCCTGCCGCGTCCGGATGTAGTCGGCCAGCTCCGCATCCTTGATGGTCTTCCGGATATGGACGCCCTTCTTCCCGGTGAAGGAGAACGTCAACGTCACGATATCGCCCGCCACCTTCACATGCTTGTTCAGGAGCGTGCTCGCGCCGTAGGCTTGCTTCTCTGCGCCGGTATCCTCCGTCCCTCCGATCCGAAAGGCACTCTTGTCGATCAGCCGGAGCACATATGCGGCGTCGATGCCCCGGCTGATGCCGTCCGCAATGCCCGCACGAATCGCAGGGAGAGAGGCAGTGAAGGCTTTGAGCCGCACAAACTTCTTGGCGGCGTTCTGAGATTTTGACGTGTCGGAATAGCGGTACTGCGTGCGTCCCTTCGCATCCTTCCCGAACGCCTGCATGGGTTCATCGGGGTTGGGGTTCAGCCGCACCGACGTCCACGCGGGAGGGATTTTGAGCGCCGCGACGCGCGCCTTGTCGGCAGCCGAGAGCGAGGTGCCGTCCGTGCGCTGCCATGCGGTGCCGACGCGAACCAGACCCACGCCGGAGCTGCCATCTTTACTGGTGAACAGCCCGAGCTTGTCGTGGTAAGGATTGCCGCCGCCTTCTAACTTTTGCGCGAGCGTCTCTTCCACACCTCCGCGATTTCCTCCGGTGAAGGATCGCGTCCAGTCAATGCTTTGTATAAAGCGATTAAATCGTCCACGGAGGGTTCCCCCTCCTTCGACCCCACTAAGTGGAGCGTCGGTTTCTTCTTCTCCATAAGACTCCTGCTTCTGCACCGGCACCGACGTGAAATGGGCAAGATCGAAATACGCAATCTGGTCGTGGAGCTTGCCAAGTCGCTGGGCTTCCGCCGCCTCCGGCACCACGGTGGAGATGTCGAGATAGACCTTGCCGTCCTCCGGGTTGTGCCATGCCCCAAAGTAGTTGCCAGACTGCCGCAACAGATCCGAGTTGGCCTTGGCGAAGGCGTCCAGATCCATCAGCGTGAGCGTCTTCACGTCCAGCACCTTCTCCCGGTCTTTGTGGAGCGACAGGGAGAAACCATCAGTCGGCGACGTGCGCGTGGTCAGCGAATAAGTGAAGCCGCCGTCTGGCTTCAAGAGGTCGTTCAACACCGAGCGCAGACCCGTCACACCCCCGGACGCGGTGAACTTCCCAGTCGCATCCCGTGGGTGCTGTGCCTCATCGAACTTCTTCACCATGCCGAACGGGATGGTCTCCATCACGCCGGACTGGTGACTAATCGTGATGCTCCGCACGATGAAGGAGCCGTCCACGTAAAGGTCGGCGTACTTCTGCGCCGCCGCCACCTTCACGTATGCCAACGTACAATGCGGCTTGTAGTCCGGAAACGACTTCTCCTTGAACGCGGCGTAGTCACCGATGGCCTGCTCGATGGCCCGCAATTCCTGACTGATGATGCGCGCCACGATGGGGCACGCGCCGTCGCTGTGCTCACTCGCGGGGAAGATTTCCAACTCCCCCACGCGGGCCTCGAATGGTTGCAAACTCGCGATGAACACCCGGAGCCGATCATGGTCGTCATCCGTCAATCCGTACCGAACGGTGACGTGCATGTCCTCTTCGATGCCGTCGCCCGCAAGGTCGTCTTCCGCGATCCGCTCGCGTGATGCCAGTATCGTGGCGGCTGCGCTGCTTTTCGGGTCAATGGCGATCTGGGTGTTCCCGAACGCGTGCTCCTTCTTCTGCACGAGTTGGGCCGCTTTGGTCTTCGCCTCATCCTCGGCAATCAATTGCAACGCTTCGGCTTGCACCTGCCGGGTGCCGTCGAACTCCAAATACTGCAAGAGATTGCTGGTGACTTGGTTCAACAGCGTATCGAACGTCCCTACTCCGACAAAAGACGGTCGATCTCGCGCCACCATGCCCGCCCCATAGGTCGCCGTCGAGAGGAGCAGATACTTAATCCACTCCCGGTTCTCTGTACCGACTTCAGCCATGTCCAGATCAGCAACCCGATCACGAGCCACATTCCATTGTCCTTTGGCGCACGCCTCCGCGATGGCGGCATACGTCCCCGCCGAGAGCTTTCGCCAGTGTCGGACCAATTTCCGACTGAGCGCCTGCTCCAGTGTAAGATACGTCCGAAAGTCGAGCGTCTCACCCACGGGTGTTGGCCACGAGCGTCACGAGGTCGGGGTCGTCATCCCCGAAGGCGTACGTGGCAATCAGCCGATTGAACGCGTGTAGCTCGGCTTCATCCAGCCCACGCACCGCTTCCTCCGTGATCACCTGCCGCTCGGGGGAGACGTCCCGCTTCTGAATCAACCCCTGACTCGCGGCGTAGTCTTGCGCCAACTCGATCAGCTCGATGGCAGACTTCCGCTCCTTCGGCACGAGCTTCAGCTGGGGCTTCTTCACCAGCTTGTCTCCCGGCTTCAGGATGACATGCGAATCAGGCGGTGCGGGCTCAGGATCATCCTGTGGCGCGGTGAATGCTGGCGGCTTCATGGACGCGGGCAGCTTGTGACCCGGAATCTCATCGACACTCTGCGTCGTGGGCTTGACGCCTCCGGGGGCGACGTTGGGTGCGGGCAGTTCCGCAATCTCCAGCACCATCCCGGCTACCGTGTTCAGCTCCTTCAGGTAGCTCTCGCGCGTCACGACGTCCTTCGACAGCTCCAGTCCCTTCAGCTGTGTAGCAACGTCCTTCAGGGTGATGGGCTTCGACTTGAACAACAGCGTCTTGAAGCCCAGCTCCTTGATGATGGTCTTGTTGAGCATCTCATCGAACTCGGTGCGCTCGGGCAAGAACACCTGCGCTTCCGCCACCATGTAGGCGGTCTGCGCCGTCGCAAAGTTGTAGTCCTGCGCCTTGCCCAAGAAGAGCGGGGGCAGCCGGAAGCCCACCCGCACATGCTCCTCGGTGGAGACGTCGTACTTCATGTACATGGCGTCCTGTGATTGCGCGGAGCCGAACCGCTCCACCTTCACATCCACCTTCCCGGCCGAATCCAGCGAACCGGACGACGACTGAACCTCAACCACCACCGCCCGGTTCTTGTTCTTGTTCAACCCCGACAGGTACATCCGCAGCTGGTCGGACGTGTCCTTCACCAGCGTGCCTCCCTGAATGAACACAATGGCGGGTGGGAGTCCCCCGGCATCGAGAAATTGGAGGTTCTGCTCTTCCGCGTTGCGCGATCCAACGACGCTGGGAAGCTGGTTGATCCACCGGGGGAGGTAGTACGGGGTGGCGGTGTCCGGATGGATGCCGAGACAGAGCAGTTCCGTCCCTCTGGATTCAGCGGGCACCGCCTTCTCCGGCGTCTCCCACTCCCCGGTGTCGCGATTCACCTGCCGCGTGGTGCCGAACTCCCGGTAGTACACCAGCTGCTTCAGGGCGACCCGCTGCGCGTAGCGACGCTCTCGTTCCCACAGCGTCAGCTCGACTTCGGTGTCCCCCCGCATGATCTTCTTCTTCACCTGAATGGGCGCATCGAGCTTCACCATCCGGATGTGCGCAGTCTCCACGTTGCGGATGCCCACCACTTCGTCCGCCATATTGCGGAGCACTTCGATCCACGCGTAGCCGACCGACTCCATCTGCCGACGCAGCTTGCGGCGGATGGCGGTCATCGACACATTGGGATAGGGCTCCTTGAAGAACGCCAGCGCCGCCTTCTCCTCCGTCTTGTCGATGGTCTTCCCCTCTTCCGCAGGCACGAACTCATGGCCGGTGCCGTCGATGTTCACCTCCATCGCTTCGACGCACTGGTTCAAGACGTTGTTCGTCTGGACCATGTTCATCAGGACGTTAGGCTCGAACGGGGGCTGGAGAAAAAGGTTGGATTGATTCGCCGCTGTGTAATAGAGATTGGAGAACTCGTCTTCCAACTCCACGGCGGAGTGCGCCATCACCAAAAACGTCTCCGATTTAATCACCTTCTGGATGAAGGTAATCTTCGGCTCCGCCTTGACGACTTCCCCCTTGACCACTTTAATGGGCAGCGTCGGGGTATCCCCCTTCAATGTCAGCATGGGCACCTATGAGATTGGCAAATATGGCGGTTGTCGTAAACTCCTTTCAGCTTACACGGGTTATGCAATCAATTGCAATCGTGAAGTGCCCTTACGTTCAGACAAAAAAAGGCCGGGGAATAGAACCCCGGCCATCAAAAACGCTCTTGGCAAACGTCAGGCTATTCCCCGCCCGTCACGAGCCACACATCAAAGATGGGCGCATTGCCGTTCGTGAAGACCCCACGCGCGCGCTGCCGGAATTCGTTGCCGAACTTGTCGCGCTTCTTCGCCTCCTTGTAGTCGGTGTAAATCTGCAACAGATCGGATTCGCAGACCGGCTGCAACTCCGTGGGTTCCGAGAACCCGTTGTGGTTGACGTCCGTCCACAGCAACAGCTGTGCAAAGACCTGATCGCGCTTGTCGATGACCCCATCGTGCTGGTCATCGTAGAACTTCAACGCGGCGAAGCCGTTCAGCGCCTTGACCCCCGGCAGTCCGGGCACCGGCGTGTTGTTGCCGAACAGCTCAGAGCCATCGTCAATCACACCGTTCCCATTGCGGTCCAGCGCGAGCCACGCATTGTCCGTGTCTTCACGGGTCCATGCGACTTGCTCGGCTTTGCCGTCGCCGTCGATGTCGAAGCGCACGCCCCCCTTGAGCCCGGAGAGCTTGTACCCATTGCCCGCCGTGTCGATGAGCAACGGCGACGTGGCGCACTCTTCCGGAGCCCCATACCCCTTGTCCAACCACCAGCGGGGATCGGAACAGTCAATCGGACCCCCGGCGGAGACGGGCGGTCGCTTGACTTCGACGGAGCTGCTCATGTTCCCCACGTTGCTCGCGATGATCGTCAGGAACTTCCAGAAGTGGTTCGAGTTGGTCGTGTGCCACCCGTAACCATTCAGCGCCACCGGCTTGCGCAACGATGCGGTGTAGGCATCGGACACCGAGTCCGCACTCCCACCCGCGTTGACGACCCACCCGTCCACCCGCACGGTGCTGAGACACAGGAAGTTCAGCCCGCGTGAGGTCTCCACGGTGTACTGGAGCCACGGCGAAGATCGGTCGCCGTACTGGACGCTATCGTTCCGACCCGTCACTGCACCACAGTCGGTCGGCCACGTGATGGCCGCTGCGGGCGCTGCCGCAAAACACAACAGAACAAGGGCAAGCAAGCATTTCTTCATTTCCACTCCTCTGGACTACGTTGAACTTACTCGGGTTGACGGAACGCGTTGAGCTGCGCCTTCGGGACAGAGATATGCACCGACGTCTTGGTCGATTCAGCGTACTGCACCGCCGCGATGCGGGCAGCGGGTGAGAGCACGCCAAGCACCCGATCCCGCGCCGCGATAATCTCGGCACGAAATTCGGCGACCAGCGCGTCGTTCTCGGCGATGAGCACTTCTCGCTTCTCTTTGTCCAGTCGGGTCGCGAGCGCCGTGACCTTGGCTTCCACCTCCTTACGGCGTTTCTCCTGCGCACGGGCTTCCTTGAACAGGGCGACAATATCCTCCGGTGTCGCCTCCTCGTGAATGATGGTGGGCAGCTTTCCTTCGGGGCCATTCGCAATGGCCCGAAAGACGTAATCCCACGTATGCCACTGCGGCACCATCTCGGGGTTCTTCTTCCCATCGATCTGCGCCCACTCAGCCCCGACTGGCATCTGAGCAAGCAGCATCACTGCGAACAACGCCTGTAACACAATTGTCATTGATACCCTTTCCTGTGATGTCGTGGGGGTTTACGGCGTGGCGTTAGGGGGCATTCTCACTCCATTGAAGCTGAGTTACTCAACTCAAGCGTAAGATATCACTGAGGCTTTAGTTTGTCAACTACCTATTTTGTAATTCAAAGAATTTCTTCCCACTCCCCGCCAATGGGTAGATCCAGCCGCTCCCGCTCGTCATCGGTGTAGGTTTCGGCAAAGTCAGGGTAGGTCCAGCCGACGTCGTTGGACCAGTACAACTGAACCTTCGAGATGATGTCCTTCTCGTGCGTGCCCTTGATGCGCCACATCACCAATCCCTTTCTGAAACTTCCTTGAGGATGTTGAGTTTGCCGTCTCCCAACAATACCACCTGAAAGTAGGCTTTCGCTCGGCTGTTCAAGAGCTTCCGCAGATCCTTTGAGGGCGGGAACACGTGCCGAATCGACCCGTCTTCGTTGTACACCAAGAACGTCGCCTGCCGTCCGGGCACACCGAGTTGTTGTTGAATCTTGACCACTCCCCGCCACTTCGCGGGAGGCAGCTGTCCCTGTCCCGTCATCGCCGTTTCAGCGCAAGGTCTATTTCCGCCACCTCGGCCCGCAGTCCGTCTCGAACCCCTTGATACCGCTCCTCACTCACCCATTCTTGGCTGGAGGGACTTGCGTACTCACGAGGCTCGGCCAACAGCGTCTCCAGATAGGCACGACGTTCCAGCAGCTTCGCTTTGTTCCGTAGGTCTTTCTTACCCAGCAAGATCATCGCTTCCTCCTTAGTGACGATGTGATCGCAAGGAAAATCAGAAACAATCCGACCATCTCGATGATCATCGCTTCTTCCGCTTTCTGCGTGGTAGCTCCGTCAGAATCTCGGCCGCGCACTGCCGACAGATGGTGCCCTTCGCGTTCCCGATCCGAAACGGGATGGACGGAGGCCGTCGCTGGCACCTCGGGCACAGTGACGGATTCGTTGCAATTGATTGCACCAACTCCTTCTCCAGCTCGTTCAGCGACGCGCCGTACTTCGACACGATGTGGCGGGCAAAGTAGTTGTCATTCCAACAGAAATTGGCGGGCGAGTTGTAGGGCGGCTTGCCATTCAGCTTGGCCAAGTCATCTTTGAGCGCCGCCAGTTCTGCTTTGGTTCTCATGATCGTGTCCGCCCCCTCCACATCCACCCACGTCGCACCGGCTCCGCTGGGAACACCACCGACACCTCCGGCTCCGGCTCGAACACCGCCAGCCGAGACTCCAGCTCGGCGATCTGCTTCAAGAGCTTCGGCCGCTCGATGCACGCCTCACACACCCCGCAACCGGGGCAGCGGCAGTGCGGCTCACAGTTCACCGGTTCTCCATTGCCACCCCATATAGAGGCAGAATGCAATCATCCCCAGCGCCCAAATCGTGAACCACCAGAGCCGTCCACGTTCCGTCATGACCACCACCAATCCAGCAGTGCCCAGATACACGCCATCAGTCCAAGCCCCCAACAGAACCCCGCCACCCAGCCTTCGCGCCACTGTGCCCACTCGGATTCGGTCATGTGCGGTCTCCTCCCGCGATCACCAGCATGGTGTGCAGCTCCAGCCGGTAAACGCCGGGGCCTTTCTGATAAATGGTGAAAGCACACACGGCCCGCTCCAATGCCTGCTCCCCGATAAAGCGGTCACATTCCTGCCACCGCACGACAGGAACTAATCGCGAGATGCGGTATTCGATACCCATCACGGCCTGAGCGCCTTGATCGCAAGGGTGAGCCGCTCCGCAAACAGCAACGCATACTGCTTGGCCTCGGCCTCCGTCGCCCCACCCCCCAGTGCCATTTCGAGCCCGCCCGACAGACTCATGACCACGAACGGACGCCCGCCAATGGTCAGCGTCCGCACCACCGGAATGAGGGGCGTCATCGCACCACCGCGTAGACGGTCGTCGTCTCCTTCGTGGTCTTCCATGGAGCCCCCTTCGGTCCCTTCGGGAACGGGTAGACCCAGATCAACTTCCGATCCACACGTCCCGGTCCACAGACTTGCAGCCGGGGGAAGCCCCCCTTCTCTGCGCCGACGATGAACTGCACCGTGAGCTTGTGACCTTCGCGCTTCTCCCTCGGCACCCCTTCCGGCAGATCCACGGCCGGTCGCACCGCTTTCCGGAGGGCGATCACACGAATCGTCGGGAAGTCCGCCAGCTTGTGCTCTTTTTGAATCCGCTTGCGCGCGTGCCGCTCGATGTGACCCGCCGCCTCCACAATCACCTTCTGCTTGAACCACACGCACGACATCAGGAAAAACAGACTCAGCTCCGAGATGGCCCGGATGGTGTGCTCTTCGTTGATTAAGCCCACCTCGTGCTCACCCGCCCCTCCCGGCCCATACTGCTCCCGATAGCTCGCGACGTTGAACGCGATCATCTCGTGGAACGACATCGACACCGGCCAGTACCATTTCGTGGACGGCAGACACCGATTGCGATACTGACTCTCGTCTTTATCCCCCACCACCCATGCGGTCAGGCGGAGCACCGGCTCCCCACTAATGGTCCGGGGGACCGTCGTGGTCTCCCCCTCGTGGGCCTTGGCATTCTGCGTATCATCCGTCACCCAGCCCCACATCATCGCCGCCGTAGTATCGGAGGAGGCTGGACTCGACGCGACGGGGAAGGGCTCCGCAAAGTAATACCAGCCCCCCGCCACCTTCGGCACTTCCACCGACGACAAGGGGGACTCGTGCGGGATGTGCGCCGCCGCCGTCCGGATCGCGTGCATGGTCTCCGCGTTGAAGGAGAACACCTCTGCGCGCTTCAGCTGGGCCATGTCCATGTTGAAGCCCATGGCCCGCAGGCGGCTCAGAGTCTCCACACGCTTAGACCGTGCCCGGAGGGCTTCCATATCGGTCACGTCCGTCGAATCTTCAAACGCCCAGACCGACTGCCCCTGCTTCAGGGCTGTCTGCACTTCCTTCATGGCATCGAGCTTCAGGTCGATAGCCCGCTGCCAGTGTGGGATGTGCCCCGGCTGCATGACGGGCTCGCCCGCCAACAGCTCGGTCATCAGCCGGACGTTGTTCTCGTCATTGACGCCGAACTTCTTCTTCCACTCGGTGAGCTTCTTCGCCACATCCTTGTAGGCGATATCCCCCTTCTCCATCTGCTCGATTTCATCGAGTGACAGGCCGATCATGCGCCGAATGGTTTCGCGCCGCTTCGCCTTGTCACCAATGAGTTTCCCGGCCGGGATGTCGGGCAATTCGTCGTTGATGAAGTCCTTCAGCGCCGACGCGGAGCCTGCCGCCTTGGACATGTTCTCGAAGGCGGTCCAGAACTTCTGGTGCAGCGTCCGCACCGCCGCCTGTGAAAAGCGTCCGCCCAACAGCAACTCTTGTGACCGCTTCAGCAAGTCCGCGCGCCGATACCCCTTCACCAAGTCGTAGCAGACTTCACAGACCGCCCAGCCACCCGTGCTCCGGCCCACCGGCATGTCGAAGTCCGGCACCGGGATGGTGGCGATGGGATTGGTGTCCGTGCAGAAGTCGCACATACCATGGGCCTTGATCCAGTCTTCGACCACGGCCTTGGACGTCGCGCGATACACTCCCTCGGGAGTCTCTTGGGTGATGATGCCCAGCTCCAGCATCGGAGCAACCAGCGCGAAGACGACGGCGAGCGGACCTTCTGGCGTTTCGATGTGTTCGTTGAGATTCATCGTCCCCTCACCGTGTCAATCGGCACCACCGTGTCGGTCTGATCCACGCGCTTCACGCAGTAGCCTTCGAGGTTCCACGTCATCTTCGAGTTAGGATATCCGGCTCTCAGACAGTCTGCGTCTAGACGCGCAGCTTTGACGCCCATCACCACGAAGAACACGATGGGCAGGATCGCCAACCCTACCTGCGCAGCGGTCAGCAACTTCTCCTCGGTGTTATGACTGATCATTAGAACTCCCGTGTCCACAACGAGGTAACAAGATGTGCCAACTTCTCGTGTGCCGTCGAGAGCAGCGCGGCCCGCACTTCATCAGAGCGATTCTGACCCGCTTTCTCCAGCAAGGTCTGAATCTCTGTCAGACGACCGGCATCAGCCTTGGTCCACCGGGTCATCGGGACGCCTTCTCACGGTCATCGAGGGGTCCGCTCGGACCATCTCGAAGCGTGTAGCGCGCGAGATATTCCTTCACGGCTTCATCCGCCGCAAACGCAGCTCCGCCCGTGCCACACCCCGTCTTAGCGAGCGCGGTCAGAAAGGCTTGCTGCCACAACGCAGCGGGCGTCATTGGCAAGAGCTTGAAAACCATTGGGTCCATGCTTCACTCCATTGAAGAGAGACGACTGCGGTGAGTATAGTCTAGCTCTAAGAGTTTGTCAAGGGCGTTTTGGAAACGCGTCCGCTGCCGTCTGGATACCGACCCCCGACAGATGGTCTCCTTCGCGCTGGGATTGTGGCGTGCGATCCTCCGGCTGGAAGGTCAGCTCCGCGTCGGCCTCCGCCTGCGTCACGTAGATGGACACCTGCACGAAGGCGGCTTCATCATCGAGCGTCGGATGGACCGTCGAGGTCATATCCGTGGTGCCGCCACTCTTCCGGCACGCGGCTTTCCGATACCGTTCCCGCTCTTCACCATTCATATCCCCTCCCAATTACTGACACGTCTGTTTGCAGATTGTTCTCTTCGAGTAGCCCACTTACAATTAGAGGGCTCGTAACTACCGTCATTATTCAATCGTTCAAGCGTCAATCCCTCTGGGCACTCCCCCATATCTACCAAGAAATTTTGAAACTGCCGCCAACGCCCACACACGGTTATGCCCCGTGTTGAATAGTCTTTTGCTTGGGGTATATTTGGATTCGTTGCTCTCTGGATCATGTTGGCCCAAGCCCAATAAGTTCGAGTCCCCCAATGGCCGTGGCGTTTACCAGTCATTTGAACGCTTTAAGATCGGCCATATTAGGGCCGACTTTGGCGTCAGCCACAAATTGCAATTGAGGCTGCCAATTGACTTTTTCAAACGGCAAATTTTGCATGATATCCAGCATTTGCGGCACTAAAACGTCTACCTTATCTTCAGGGCAATAGTTGTAGGCGGAATCATGGCAGGCTCCGAAGCACGGTGCAATTGAGTGCAATCCCGCCTGATGCTCCAGCGCGATGGTCCACAGCGTCAGGTCCGTCAGGGTGCCCTGCACCGGGCTGTTGATGGCCTGCCGCTCCGCCTGTGAGACGAACGCCTTGTTGGGACTCCGGATGAGGGGGAGATGGCGGATGCGCCCCAGCGGCGTCCTGACATGCCCATGCTCCCGTGCGAACTGCTTGTACTGGACGTGGTAAACCGGCAGCATCGGATAGTCTTGAAAGTAGCCTTCGCGGAAGGTGTGGGCCTCATCCCACGTCAGGTCCACCCCGTAGTTCTGCTTCGCGTAGACGATGAACCCGTCTTCCATCATGCCGAAGACGAGCCCGAAGTTCCCCGCCTTCCCCAGCTGCCGAGTCTCGCTGAACGTGTACTCGTCGGTCAGCTCCAGTGCCTTCAGGCTCTCGTAGGTGTGTCCGGAGAACCGTGCCGCCGTCTTGATGTGGAGGTCGAGCCCCGCCTTGTAGGCGGCGATCATGTTGGTCTCGTTGGCGATGCAGGCGATCACCCGCAGCTCCCCTTGGCTGTAGTCTCGCTCCACCAGCACGTAGCCGGGAGGAGCAGGGAAGCAGCGCCGAATGCGCTTCGCCCACTTCGTATGCTTCGGGATGGTCTGGAACGCCGGAGCCTTACACGAGAGTCGGCCGGTGCGCGCGCCACCGTCGCCATGGGCTTGATTGCCGACAAAGAGGAAGTACGTGGGATGGAAGCGCCCGTCCGAGCGCAGATGTTCGAGGAAGCCCACGACGTAGGTGTTGTACGTCTTCATCACGGAGCCGTCTTCCTTGATGATGGCGATGAAGGCTTTCGCTTCCGGCACGTCCGAGAACATCTCCAAATGCTCTTGCGCCGTGCTTGGCCGCTTGATGCCGTCCTTGTCCGGCTTCTCGGTGAACATCTTCGGCTTCAGATTGAGCCCCATCGGACTGAACATGAAGTCACAGAGCATGGACGCCTTCGTCAGGTTCATGCCCCCCGGCCGCTGGAGGTTGCCGTGCTTCGCGACGATGCGCCCGCCCATGATTTTGCAGGCGTCCTTCACGAGCCGCACGTGCTCGGTCATCAGGTCGGCCTTCAGCTCCTCATACGCCCCCTTATCCACCACCATGCCGCCTTGCTCCAGCTCGGCGAACGCCTGACTGGCAGGGCGGAGGATGTGGACGTAGAGTCCGGCGAGCCGGGAGTCCGCCACCAGCTCCTTCTTCATCACCGCCGCGACTTGCAGATTCGCATCGACGTCACCCCCGGCGTAGGGCAACAGCTGCTCGGGCGGGACTTGATCCATGCGACTCTTGTTCACCTCCGCATCGAACCGGTCGCTGTAGCCCGCCATCCCCGGCACATAGATTTTGGTGTGGACGTCCATCGAGTTGCTGCGGTTCTCATCGAGCAGCGAGCCCACGATGGTGGTGTCGAGCGCGAAGTTGGTACACCGCAGCTTCGCCCGCACCCACAGCCAATGCTGGTCGTACTTGAAGTCCGCCCCCCGCAGTTTGATGTAGGGACAGGTTAGGAGGAATTCCAGCTGTGCCCGGTACTCCGGATCGCTCAACCACTGCTGCTCGTGCATCCGGTCGTGGAACCGCACGACGTCGGCGGTGCCGTTGAGATGCGTCGCTTGGATGGTGACGAGGTAGGCACCGGGGAACGGGGGGAAGTGCATCGGCTGGGCGTAGGGGTCGAGCCCGAGCGTCTCAGTGTCGGCGGAGACATCGACCGGTTGCCCGGTCTCCGCGTGTTGGGCCTTAATGGACGCAATCAGGCCCGCAAAGTGCGGCCGGTAATGGTATGTCCCGTACTTCGGCACCCACTTCCCCGTCAGCGCATGCCGTACCGCGAGGCTCACGTCGGTCAGCAGATCGACGTAGTAGCTGTGATCGATTTCCCCAATCTCGGGGCTGTAACTCACCAGCACCGGCACCCCCGCCCGATTCAGCGGAAGGGTCCGGTAACTGGTGGTCGTGCGGTTCTTGGCTATGAGTTTCTCATCTTGTAACCTCCGGAGCGCATGCGCCCCCAACGCGAGGATGGTGGTCGTGCCCTCTGGCACCGAGTAGTCATTCACCACCGCGATGGGCAAATCCGGCACCGAACGTAAGACTGGCGAGAGATTGAACAGGGCTTTCTTCGGGGCACACGTGGTCCAAATCGCAATCACAGGCTAGACTCCTTCTGGCCCCCCATCATACTGCACTTGTTTCCAGTGTCCACCAGTCTGTTCCCACTTGAACACCGTGCGCATCGCAGGCTGGATTTCTGCAATCCGGGCGTTCAGTTTCGTGGCCTTGAAGCCCGTCTCCTTCTCACAGGTCTTCACCACCGCCGCGTCCAGCACAATCAGGAACTGCTCGGTCTCCCGCACGATGGCGTAAAGCCGCAAGCCCGCAATCTGCACCCAGAAGGTCAGCTCCTTATTAGTCGCGATGTCCTTCCGGGCATCCATCTGCACCGGCACCCGCCATGGCCCCACCTTCAGGTTCCGAATCTCGGCGGCTTCGAGCGTGTCTTCGATGGCGAAGAGCGTCAGGCCGAGCATGTCGGCCGCAAAGAACGGCAACGAGCTACTCATGATGCCTCCTTCAGAATATCCACCGTCAACGCCATCGAGTCCGCCGTGATCTGCGTGCGCAGAATCAACTCCCCCGCGAACCGCGCCTCGAACGTCCAGCGTCGCTTCCCTTCAATCGCCACCAGCACCCACTCCACCGGCATCGGGAGGGCGGGGAAGAGCGGCCCTTTCCGTTTCTCCCCCACCACCGCCGCGAGGAGGCGTTTCAACTCCTCTTGTGCGGCGGGTGCGTCCATCCGTATCGAATCATCGTGGACCATTAGGCCCCCTCTACTTTCAAGTCCGCCCCGCTGGTGACAATCTCAGACCACTTAATCCCCGTCCCGAGCACGAAGGCCCCGATGACCCGTGCGGCCGGAACCCCCTGCGCGTTCAGGTGCAGAGAGCCGTAGGTGCCCTTGATCTGGAGCCCGGACTCCGCCAGCGCCACCAATTCCGCCTGCGCGGCCGGAGTCTTGTCGATCCACTCCGCTCGGATGGAGATGGAACCCCCTTTGAGAATGCGTGCGGCCAGCTTCACATACTCACTGATGGCCACGCAGTAGTAGACCGAGCCCGTGCTCGTGCCGTTCACCTTCTGGCCGAGCGCCTGTGCCTCACGGAGCGGCACCACCTTAGCGAGCGGCTTCTTCAGCCCCGGAATGGCCACCTTTGGCGCATTGATCCACGGGGCCGTGGTCTGCGTGAGTTCATTGGGGAGTTCATTCGGCACTTCGGTTTGCGCCGTCACCCCCACGCTGGCCAGCTTGGCGACCGCTTCAATCGCTTCCGTCGCCGACATGTGCGGGAGATACTTCGGACTCCCCAACTTCACGGCATCCACGAACGTCTTCGCATCCTTCAGGCCCCAGCTCGTGATTTCCCGCACCGCCTTGATGGCGAGCAGCAAGTTGCCACTGATGGTCACCACCTTCACCGCCACCACCGCATCGAGCGTGGTGCCGGGTGCGTTCAGCACCGACGTCGGCTGCGCGATGAAATGCGACTTCGGCTGCCCCGTCTTCGGCTCGTAAATATTCTTCACCGTGGGCGGAAAAGGCGGCTTCGTCTCCGATCCCGGCACCGCAAAGCCGAACTTCTGATACAGCCCGTTCACCCACTCCGCAATGGTCGCCTTGTTGGCCACCAGCATGAGCGGATTCGCCGTGCCCTTGATCAGCGCCGTGGTGCCAATGGTCGTGTGGGTGGTATGCGTGTCGCCGGTCTTGTCCTTCGCGATGCAGGCGTAGAGCTGCGTCTCGAAGGTGAGCCCCACCGCCACAAGGGACTTCACCTTGTTGGTAATCGGGTGACTGACCCCGAAGACCTTCTCGAAGAAGACGGCCTGTGCTTCAGGATTCACTTTGAACGCCATTTACATCCACTCCATTGGAACTCCGAATGACTGGAGACAGCATATCACTACCTCACCCATTTGTCAAGGCGTTGGCGGTTTCCACAGACTCCGAGCCGACGCCATCGGCTTGAACGTCTTCGTCGCATCGGTCGCCTTCGCGGGCCGAATGATGGTCGTGACCAACTCCTCGGCGTGCGTCAGCTTCGCCCCGTAGGCCAGCGCCTTGGACACGATCCCACCCCCGAGCCCTTTCGACCCGAACAGGGTACCACTCCCGAGCGCCCCCTCTTTGTGGCCCTCCACCTTGGAGACCCCGTAGTGGTCCATCAGGAACTTCACTTGCTCGCGGGACTCCACCGCCTTCTCACAGTAGTGCTTCCGCACCCACTGGATGGCATTCTTTTCCTTCTTCAGCTGTGCCACCACCGCCGAGAGCACCACCCCCGTCCGGCCGTGGCCTCCGATACAGCCGACGTGGACGGTCTTGCCCTCGTGCAATTGATTGCACACGTAGTCGATCAGCTTCTTGAATCGCTCGGCGTCCTTCGGTGCCGCCATATCGCTGATGGCGAAGAAGACTTCACGCACCTTCTGATCCGCTTCCCACGGGTCGGACTGTCGCCCGCTCGTGCTCCCCGACTGGAGGCTCACGTAGACGTCCGCCCGATACTTCGGGTAGGAGGCACTCCCGCCAATGAGTGTCCCCTTCCCGAACTTCAGCACCGGATGCGATTCGTAGCACCGGGGCAGCGCCATCGTGGTGCCCTCGAACAGATCCTTCGCAGGCTTGGCCGACCCACCCCCCTTACTCGGAAACTTGTGATCCCATGTTCCCATCACGCACCGATCCTTTCGTATGTCTCGACGGATTGGCCGGGGAACACTTCCCACGTCCCAGTGACCTTGACCTTCTTGCCTCCGATGAACTTCGTGACCTTCTTCAGCACGGCCGGAGTCAGCGTCGGATGCGCCTTGAGCTGTGCGGCCATCTGCTGCGCATACTTCGACGGGTCCAGCTTCTTCTCGGCCTCCGGACGCATCGCATCCACGAGATGCCAGTCCACCCAGCCCTTGAACTCACCGGGCCGGACATTTTGAATCAGGTGGATGCCGTTAATGGCCGCGCCCACCTTGTTGATGTTGGGCGGCGTCGCCGGGTCCAACAGCAAGTCAGGCATCTGACCCGACCGCTGCACATCCAGAATCATGAGCAACAGCGGGGTGTGATGCAGATACATCATCCCCTTGTTGAAGATGGGGCCGTTGTTATGGGCCAGCGTATACCCAGTATCCACCAGCATCTCCATCGACGTCGTGCCATGCACCATGCTGGAGAGCGCCTCCGCGACCTCCGCCCACGGGATGCCCCCAAAGCTGCCCGCAAAGCTGCCCTTCCGAAACGCGGCAGCCAAGCCCGCCGTGAAGGCCCCGACCCCCACCTGTGGCGGATAGTGCATGTATTTGCCGACCGCCGTCTCTTCGTCGCCGTTACTGGCCACGTCCTTGATGAAGTCCACCATCGCCTGCCCACCGGCCTTCTCAATCGCCTTCCACGCCGTCACCGACGTGTGGGGCGCGCGAAGGTGGCGCATCTCGCGAGTCGTGATGCTCAGAATGTAGTGGAGCATCCGCTTCCCCTGCGCCATCGTGGCGGTCGTGTATTCCGCCATAATGTGCTGTGCCCAGTCGGGCAAGGGCTCATTCGACGTGAAGGACTTCCGCACCAGCGACGCGACATGGTTCAGCGCATAGAACGTGATGGCGTCATCATTGGGCAACGTCTGCCCGCACGACTCCCGATACTTCACGGTTGCGGCACTGAAGACGGACGTCGGCAACAGGGACACATCCAGCCGCTGGACCTGTGGAGCCGCGTTGAAGTGCGCAAGCGTGTTGGACGGAAGATACTTCATGTGTTCTCACTCCATTGAGGTAGCACGTGCGATGAGTATAGCTCACCTCGGTCGGTTTGTCAACTCCTACGACCGTTCGAGCTGCTCAATCACCCCGTCAATCGGATCGTCGTGGTTCTCGCGGGTGATGACCTTCTCCTCCGGCAGCCGCGTGAGGTTCGACTTCCAGAACACCGGGGTCCAGAAATACCACCTAGCCTGTCGCCGCGCCTGCTTGATCTTCGCCCGGACACGCGGGTTGACCTTGAACGCCTTCACATACGTCTGCTGCTCGGGGGTCTCCACCGCGTGAGCATAGTAGCCCGCCCGCACGAATTTGACCGGCTGCTTCACTCCAAACGCCTTGGCGAGGATAGCGAGGAACAGCCCCGTGCGGCCGATGCCCCCCATGCAGCCGACGTAGATCGGATCACCGGCCAGCACCAGATCGACGGCCTTTTCGAGCCCGCGATACAGGAGGAGCCGATCCGGCACGTGAAAGTCTCGCGTCGGGATATCGACCGCGCAGGGCTTCTCGATTTCCGCCGCCATTTTGACGCCCCACATCGTGTCCGGGCACTCGCGAAACGGGCCACCGGTCACGACAAAGTGCTGACGTCCCGTCAACGGTATCTGAAGGGTTCCCTTCGCCATCATTCACTCCTTGAATATGCTGAGACCTGAAGGGTATCACGCATTGGCCTAATTTGTCAAGTCTATGGCGGTCTGCGTCGTGTCTTCAATCCCGCGCAGGACTTCCCCGACCCACCCGCACTCCCGGCACCCGTCGCCGAGACAGGGCTCATGCTCTTCGGTCTGCCACGCGTGACCCCGACCGACCGACATCAGCTGGGCGTACCGCATGTCCAACAGCACCGCTCCCTCCACCCGAAACGCCCACTGGTGATACCGGCGATTGCACCCGTCAATACTCGTGATGGCGGCGTGCTCCACCATGTAGGCCAGCTCTTCGACCGAGATGCCTTCCGCCGTCAGAATGCGCAGCACCTTCTCACTGCTTATTTTCATGGCTTTTTGGCCTCCCTTGCGGTGTCCCTCGGGTGTCTTCGACACGATTGATCCGAATCGTCTTCGGAGCCTCGAAGGCCAGCCGGTTCCCACCCCCCGATTGTCCGACACCAACGAACACAAACACGGTGGGGAGAATCTCGGTGCGCGATAGCTCGCTGATCACCATATCCTCCCCCTTGTCGATGGAGATGACGATCAGATTGTGAGGGGCTATCTCCTTGACTTGCAAGAGATGGCCCCCCACATCAATCTTACTCCCAACCGACACCCCGATGGACAACGCCATTTACTGGCCTCCCTCCGCCTCCGCCAACACTTGCAGAGCCTGTGAGACCGAGACGACCGACTTGCTGCCTGCGGTGTAGGCCCCGACCGACACGACCGAGACCCCCTCGGCTTTCTTCCACGCCAGCACTTTGGCCATCGCGGGGTCAGCCATGCCGACCTCGTTCGCAATCACTTCGGTCTGCGCCAGCACGACATCGCGCAAATTCGTCGCCGTCCGCACGACCGGCAAGTCCGTCTTCAGCCCCGTCTTATTCGTTTCGATGAGCACCAGCTTCCCCAGCGCCGCTTTGTTGACCCACATGGCCAGCAAATCCAGCACATACTGGGCCGGGTTGTGCGCCGCGACAATCTCCAGATACTCCGCTTCCACACTCCCGGTGGCAGGCGTCAGATCCAGATACAGGCGGTCCACCTTCTTCAGCGTGTCGGCAATCACCTGCACCGCTGCTTCCGGATTCAGCACCTGCGCCCCGAGGTAGAGCAACGCTTCCGGCAACGGTCCCTCCGGAGCCGCCGTGATGACAGGCACCGCCCCGAGAGCCTCGAACACCAGCGCACTGAACGCCGAGATGAGCCCGTTGGTCTGTCCGCCGACGATGGGCACCGCTTCGGTCCAGATGCGCCCCGTGGTGCCGTCCATACTCACCGTCTCGACGTCCTTGAACGCGTCCACCGACTGCCCCACCCCGACGATGCAGGCCCGGTCGAAACCCCGCGCCACCACCGCTGCGTGACTCGTGAGCCCACCCACCATCGTGATGACCCCAGCGGCGGCGTGCATGCCTTCGATGTCATCCGGCGTGGTCTCTGCCGTGATGAGGATGCAAGGCTCTTTGCAATTGATTGCATCTTCCTTCGTGAACACCGGGGTGCCCGACACCATGCCGCCACTCGCTCCGATACCCGTGAACGCGGCAGGCTTCGTGAACTTCGGGTCCAGATGCGCCATTTGCGCCTGATCGAACTGGCGAATGGTCACCCGACTGACCGCCGTCTTGGCGTCAATCAGCCCCTGCGTGTGCATGTCGAGCGCGATCTTCATCGCCGCCGTGGCACTCCGCTTCGCCGTGCGGGTCTGAAGCAGATACAGCTTGCCATCCTGCACCGTGAATTCGACGTCTTGCACGTCCTTTTTGAGGTTCTCCAGCCCAATCACGTGGTTCAACAGCTCGTCGTAGACGGCCGGGTTCCACGCCTTCATCTCTTCGAGCGGGACCGGGGTCCGCGTCCCGGCCACCACATCTTCGCCTTGCGCGTTGATGAGAAACTCGCCCGTCACCAGCGCCCCGCCCGTATCCGGGTTGCGCGTGAACAGCACCCCCGTGCCGCTCTGATCATTCAGGTTGCCGAAGACCATCGCCTGCACCGTCACTGCCGTGCCCCACTCGCGCGGGATGCTGTGCAGCTTGCGGTAGACCTTCGCCCGGTCGTTATCCCACGACTTGAACACCGCTTCGATGGCTCCGAGCAATTGCACGAGCGCCGAGGGGAACTCCGCTTCCCCGGTCTCCCGTGTATACGCAGCCATGGCGGACATGAGATTCGAGTCCAGCTCCTGTCGCCGAATCCCCTTCACCACCGAGCCATACATGACCACCAGTCGATGGAGACTGTTGGCGTAGCACTCCGTGCCCAGCCGTCCACACCAGCTATCCTGCGTGGTCGCATCGAGCCCGACGTTGAGAATCGTGTCCATCATGCCGGGGCAGCTCACGCGTGATCCTGACCGCACCGACAAGAGGGGGAGGTAGCCGAAGTGCGCGTCGAGCTTCGCCAGATACTCCGGCAAGAGCTTCGCGATGGCCTTCATCGTGGTCTTCGGAGCCTTGTCGTAGTCGGCCCACACGGAGACCGGGATGACGAACCCCGGAGGGACCGGCACACCCTGCGACGCCATCCACACCAACCCTGCCCCCTTGCCCCCGAGCACATTGGCTGAGACCGCTGGATGCGTGGCGTCCACCGTGTCGCCGAGTCCGAAAGGAAAGAATGTCATGTAACCTCACTCCATTGAGATTCGCTGAACGTGCTAGTAGTCTACCACAGTCCCAGCGTTTGTCAAGCCCTCTGTTGAACAGCTCACCCGCTGGAAGTGGCTCATCCTCGTAGGATAACACACGCTCTACGGTTTGTCAAGTCGTAGCATGTGCCCGAAGTCTCGCTTCAGCGTGCGTCGCGTCCCGAAGGTGGCCACGATGTGCTCCGCATACCGCTCGGGCCAGTCGGCTCCGGGGAACTTCCCGGCCGCATCTTCAATGACCGGCGTCAGCTGGGCCTGTGAGATGCCCATCCCCTTGGCCATGTGGCCTGCGTACCAGCTGGCCCACGCCTTGTCCGGCACCCCGGTACTCTTCTCATACGCGGTGTGGGCCGTCTTGGCGTCGTTCAGGAGCCCGGTGATCCGGGTGACTTCTCCCTCGGCATCCCGGCCACTCCCCTTGGGATAGCGGCCCGAGCCGGGGCCACCCTTCAGCACCGTGGCGAAGGACGGCTTCACTCGGTCCAGCCCACAGGGTCCGGGCAGGTTGAACCAGTCGTTGGGTTTGGCATCAAGCCAGCTTGTCTTAGGCATCTGGTCCTTGTATCGCATCCCACCAGTCCGTCAGCTCGGATGGTAGGGGATGGCCGGACACCGCCATGCTGAACACTTCGGCGAAGGCATCGGCGGGAGTCGAGCCCGCGTACTTGCTGATGTTGGTTTGGAGCCATGCCCGCACCTTGGGGACATCCTCACCGTTATCATTGAGCTTCTCGCTCAGCTCCAGCAACAGCGAGTTGGACGCATCCCCGGAGTTGGACATCTGCCGGTCGAAGAAATGCCCGAATTCATGGAGGGCGGCGACGCGCGCGGAGGCGGCGAGGGCTTGATCCTTCGATCCCCCGGCTTTGATCACCTGCTCCCCGACCAACCCCGCATAGGCAATCGACGGCTGGCCCACGTAGTCTTCCGCATGGTGATTCGTGTTGATCACCAGCTGCACCGTCCCACCGCCCGTGATCGCCGTCATCACCACCCCGTCAGGTTCCGATCCAGCCAGAATGACTTGCACGGACGCCAGCATGCCGCGATGCAGCTCTCGGAGGTTCGCGCGCGGGCTGGTGATCAAGTCCTTCAGCGCCGCTGTGACGCCTTGCGCCTGCACCACGTGGTACTGCGTCGCCCCCGCGCCGGTATCGGAGAGCTTGATCTGCATCTGCGTCAGCATCTCCTTCGGCATGTCGAGCGCAGTGCCGAAACGAAATCCCGCCGCCAGCACCTCGGTACGAGCCTTCGCCGCGTTGGCCAGCCCCGTCGCATGATCCGCGAGCGACGCCCGCGTGTGGGGCACCGTGACGGGAGCAATATCGGTATCCACTCCCTCGGACGCCGTGATGGTGTTTCCGCCATCCTTGGTGGCGAATAAGCCACCCTTCCCGTGATACGGGTTGAACTTCAGGATGCGCACGTTGGGGTCCGGGTACCAGAGCGTCCCGTCCATCAGGGTACCGACCAATCTCATAGCCAGCCCCACTTCCGGAACAGATCCACCACCGGCCCCCGTTCGAGCACCGCCGTGATCGGGTTGGTCATGCTCAGTACTTCGTCCATCTGATGGGTGCCGAAGACTTGCAGAAACGACGCGGTGAAGGATTCATGGGTGCCGCGTGACGTCGCCTTCCACTCGTCTCCCTCATACCGATGCGGGAACAGGTGCGACAGCTGCGCGAGCGCATCGTTCTCCCCGGTGTCATCACTGGATGGCTTCACCGGCACCGCAAACGTCAGGATGTGACTGCGGTCCAGATCCGCCAGTCCCTTCATCGGGGGCACCTCGGTGATGCCGTAGTGCTTCAGGAGATAGGCTTCAATCTTCGCCGCTGCCGCCGCCTTCGAGGACGCCACGTCAATGGTGGGCTTCTTCCCCAGCTCGTTCCAGACAATGCGGGGTACGCCCGCCAGCTGGGCGGAGACAGCTTTGACCGCCTCCGGCGAGCCGGTGATCCCTCCACTCCCCTTGGGGTACCGGCCCGAGCCCGGTCCACCCTTCAGGATGCGCACGTAGGTGCAATTGAGTGCAGACACGGGGCCTAGACAATCTTCGCCGTGCAGGCCACGGAGTTGGCGCGCGCCGTCATCTTCAGCCGGACGAACTTGGCCACGACGTCCACGAGTTCCACGCGTCCCACGAACCCGGCATTGACCGCGTTGATCACTCCGGCCGTCTTCGTGGTGTAGTACTTCTCCACGTCCGTGTCCGCTACCTGCACGTCCACCGCGAAGACGCCGGGAGCCGACACGAACGCTACCTCCACGGAAAAACAGTTGGGGAAGTTCGGGTCACGA